GGTGAAATTTTTGACCTGGACATCTCGCTGGACCGTGTTGAAGGTGCCGCGCTGGAGTTTTATGAGGCAGCAGCCAGAAGGAGCATCAGACAGGTCTTCCTGGATGTTGCTGCCGGGTTATGTGAAGGGGATGAGCTGTCGCCGGAAAAGCGCCCCATAATTTTAGAGGCGCAGAATGTGTGGATAACCTACAAAGGAAAGCTACCGGGAAGAATTACTGGTTCTCTGAAGACTCCGCCGAAATGGTAATTTCACCAGCATATTTTTCTTCCAGTAATACCGCCAGCCACTTGAAAGAATTTTGTTGTTGCTGGGACCATTTGGGGTTGAGTGATTCAAGCTGGAGCGATGCCAGTGTTGGTTGCATTTGTTCCTTGGGAATTGAGAATGCCAGATATGAAAATGCGACAGTAAGGGCATTTACATCATCCCGAAGCCTGGAAATGCAGTCGAGCAACTCCTGTAGAGAAATGGTGCTATTGTCCATAAACAATCCTCTCTATTGTATTTAACTATTCCTTGCCTGATTCAACAGGCCGGGACAGATAAACATATCCAGGGTTCAGAAACCGATAAATCCTGATAAATATCCATGAACGCAAAAATCAGATACGGCCTGTCGGCTGCCGTTCTGGCACTGATTGCCGTCGGTGCGCCTGCGCCTGATATTCTCGACCAGTTTCTGGATGAAAAAGAAGGTAACCACACAACGGCATACCGCGATGGTTCCGGCATCTGGACCATCTGTCGGGGTGCCACGGTGGTGGATGGAAAACCCGTTTTTCCCGGTATGAAACTGTCGAAGGAAAAATGCGACCAGGTTAACGCCATTGAACGGGATAAGGCGCTGGCATGGGTGGAGCGCAATATTAAAGTGCCACTGACCGAACCACAGAAAGCGGGTATCGCGTCATTTTGTCCCTATAACATTGGCCCCGGTAAGTGTTTCCCGTCGACGTTTTATAAGCGGCTGAATGCCGGTGATCGTAAAGGTGCATGCGAGGCGATTCGCTGGTGGATAAAAGATGGTGGGCGCGATTGCCGCATACGTTCAAATAACTGCTATGGACAGGTTATTCGTCGTGACCAGGAAAGCGCATTAGCCTGTTGGGGGATAGATCAGTGAGCAGAGTCGCCGCGATTATTTATGCTCTGGTTATCTGCATCATCGTCTGCCTGTCATGGGCTGTTAATCATTACCGTGATAACGCAATCGCCTACAAAGAGCAGCGCGATAACAAGGCCAGTGAACTGGAGAAGGCGAACGCCACCATCGCTGACATGCGGAAGCGTCAACGTGATGTAGCAGAACTCGACGCAAGATACACAAAGGAGCTTGCTGATGCTAACGCGACTATCGAAAGTCTCCGTGCTGATGTTTCTGCTGGGCGTAAGCGCCTGCAAGTCGCCGCCACCTGTGCAAAGTCAACGACCGGAGCCAGCGGCATGGGCGATGGAGAAAGCCCAAGACTTACAGCAGATGCTGAACTCAATTATTACCGTCTCCGAAGTGGAATCGACAGGATAACCGCGCAGGTTAACTACCTGCAGGAGTACATCAGGACGCAATGTCTGAAATAATTTTTTTGCAAATCACAAAGTCCATTTAATGAGCCTCGCGATGCGGGGCTTTTTTGCAATAAATGCGTACCGCAACGCATGTTTTTTTTACACCGAACCTGCCCCTTTGGAATGGGCCTTTGAGGATACCAGTTAGTGCTGGCGAGCCTCGGTGGGCTGGTTTCCTGTGCGGCAAAGGTTCATTTCAAATGGTAGGTAAACGTTATGAATATCGTGCCACTTAATTACAAAGGTGAAATTGTCAGTTTCAACACTGATGGTTGGATCAACGTCACAGGTGTTGCTGAGAGATTTGGGAAACGCATTGATAACTGGATGCGTTTGGCAGAAACGCTTGAATACGTTCGTGCTTTAGACGAAGCGTTGACCGGGAAAGAATCTCAAATTTTACATCCCTCACAATCGAGGTATGTAAAAACCAGCAAGGCACGAAAGGACAGGGGTGGTGGTACGTGGCTACATCCAAAACTTTCAGTTGCATTTGCCCGTTGGTGTGATGCTCGTTTTGCTGTGTGGTGCGACCTGCACATTGATAGTCTGCTTCGCGGTGAACTGACTGAGCAGCAGAAATATGAGCAAGCATGTCGCATTCGCGATGACCGGAAATCAAAAGCCAGCAATGGGGCAAGAGAGATGGCTCGCTGGCGATGGGATAAGCCGGTTATTGAAGCAAATGTTGAGTACTGGCGCGAGCAACTGCAGTTGACTCTCGATATCGCGTGCTGATGGCAAACGCAAAACTGCGTTATCGAAAAAATCAAAGCATTACTAGAACTGAGCAACGGCTATCCATTACAAAGCCCATCTACGGGTGGGCTTGATAATGAAACCGTGATTTACATCCCCACAATCCGGGTATGTAAAAGATAGTTCAGGCGAGAACGGATTTAACTAAATCTGTGCGCCACCAGTTAACGGCAGTACCACGAAACAACCCAAGCCAGTAAGTGGGGAAATAACACCGGCAGCCACTGAAAGATGAACCTCCTGCCTTATGGCAAAAAGGATTCTTTGTGGTGGCGGACTGATGGAAAGACATCCTAATTTCAGCCAAACATTGAAGGAGTTGTTATGTCAGCAGAAGGTTTCAATAACCCATCAAAATTCCGGGATGAGTGGGATAGCAGCGTAAAGAGTAAGTGATGCCATCACAAAAGCCATTCCCTACAGAGTGGCTTTGATAATGGCTTATACCCTGCACGGGATAACTTAACTGATATCCCTTTTAAAGGATAAAGGTATTCAAGCCTGACACATCATGCGCTGTATCGTCGCCGTATTCCCGTATTAACAGAGACCGTAGCCCGACGGGGAACTCCTTCTGCGCGAGTGTGCGGGAATAATCAAAAACGATGCACACCGGGGTTACCGGGTACACATATTTCATCATGCCAGCGAGTCCGGTTCTGGCACGGAAGAAACCGGACGTTATGATTTAGTGCGGAAATATTTGTGTAGTGTTCTGAATGTTCTCAGTAAAGAGTAATGAATTATCAAAGGTATAGTAATACCTTTTGTTTTCGTGGATATTTGTAATCCATCTGAAAACCCCTGCTGTAGCAAGATTTTTCCTGTATTCGTAAAATGATAACTCTCCTGATTTGAATCCTTTTAAGGTGGCTTCTATAAGGCATTTATTTTTTGAAAATCTTACATTTACAACCTTACCCTGTCCTTTTATTAAAACCGTATTATCGTTTTCAAGAACAAGATGAATATTCTCTGTGGCTAAATAGTAAATGTAATGTGAGACATTGTGACGTTTTAGTTCAGAATAAAACCAGTGATAGTTTAAATTATTTCGCACTTTATCGAATATTTGTTTAAAAATGGCAACCTGAGCCATTGTAGTACCTTCCATGTGATATGAGGGGGCGTAGTCTGCACGATTATCTAGATTGCTTCAATCTGGTCTAACCTGTTTTCTGAGCAATTCAGTAATGTCACTCTTTTCTTTGTTTGCTTCAGGCGAAACTCTTTTTTCTGAGCACAGTCTCCGGCGGCAGGCTTCAATGACCCAGGCTGAGAAATTCCCGGACCCTTTTTGAACAAGAGCGATGTTAATTTGTTCAATCATTTGGTTAGGAAAGCGGATGTTGCGGGTTGTTGTTCTGCGGGTTCTGTTCTTCGTTGACATGAGGTTGTCCCGTATTCTGTGTTGCTGATTTGTATTGTCTGAAGTTTTTTTTACGTTAAGTTGATGCAGATCAATTAATACGATACCTGCGTCATAATTGATTATTTGACGTGGTTTGATGGCGTAGATGCACGTTGTGACATGTAGATGATAATTATTATCATTTTGCGGGTCCTTTCCGGCGATCCGACAGGTTACGGGGCGGCGACCTCGCGGGTTTTCGCTATTTATGAAAATTTTCCGGTTTAAGGTGTTTCCGTTCTTCTTCGTCGTAACTTAATGTTTTTATTTAAAATACCCCCTGAAAAGAAAGGAAACGACAGGTGCTGAAAGCGAGCTTTTTGGCCTCTGTCGTTTCCTTTCTCTGTTTTTGTCCGTGGAATGAACAATGGAAGTCAACAAAAAGCAGCTGGCTGACATTTTCGGTGCGAGTATCCGTACCATTCAGAACTGGCAGGAACAGGGAATGCCCGTTCTGCGAGGCGGTGGCAAGGGTAATGAGGTGCTTTATGACTCTGCCGCCGTCATAAAATGGTATGCCGAAAGGGATGCTGAAATTGAGAACGAAAAGCTGCGCCGGGAGGTTGAAGAACTGCGGCAGGCCAGCGAGGCAGATCTCCAGCCAGGGACTATTGAGTACGAACGCCATCGACTTACGCGTGCGCAGGCCGACGCACAGGAACTGAAGAATGCCAGAGACTCCGCTGAAGTGGTGGAAACCGCATTCTGTACTTTCGTGTTGTCGCGGATCGCAGGTGAAATTGCCAGTATTCTCGACGGGATCCCCCTGTCGGTGCAGCGGCGTTTTCCGGAACTGGAAAACCGACATGTTGATTTCCTGAAACGGGATATCATCAAAGCCATGAACAAAGCAGCCGCGCTGGATGAACTGATACCGGGGTTGCTGAGTGAATATATCGAACAGTCAGGTTAACAGGCTGCGGCATTTTGTCCGCGCCGGGCTTCGCTCACTGTTCAGGCCGGAGCCACAGACCGCCGTTGAATGGGCGGATGCTAATTACTATCTCCCGAAAGAATCCGCATACCAGGAAGGGCGCTGGGAAACACTGCCCTTTCAGCGGGCCATCATGAATGCGATGGGCAGCGACTACATCCGTGAGGTGAATGTGGTGAAGTCTGCCCGTGTCGGTTATTCCAAAATGCTGCTGGGTGTTTATGCCTACTTTATAGAGCATAAGCAGCGCAACACCCTTATCTGGTTGCCGACGGATGGTGATGCCGAGAACTTTATGAAAACCCACGTTGAGCCGACCATCCGCGATATTCCGTTGCTGCTGGCGCTGGCTCCGTGGTATGGCAAAAAGCACCGGGATAACACGCTCACCATGAAGCGTTTTTCCAATGGTCGTGGCTTCTGGTGCCTGGGCGGTAAAGCGGCAAAAAACTACCGTGAAAAGTCGGTGGATGTGGCGGGTTATGATGAACTTGCTGCCTTTGATGAGGATATTGAACAGGAAGGCTCTCCGACGTTCCTTGGCGACAAACGTATTGAAGGCTCGGTCTGGCCAAAGTCCATCCGTGGCTCCACGCCCAAAGTGAGAGGCACCTGCCAGATTGAGCGTGCAGCCAGTGAATCCCCGCATTTTATGCGTTTTCATGTTGCCTGCCCGCACTGCGGGGAGGAGCAGTATCTTAAATTTGGCGACAAAGAGACGCCGTTTGGCCTCAAATGGACGCCGGATGACCCCTCCAGCGTGTTTTATCTCTGCGAGCATAATGCCTGCGTCATCCGCCAGCAGGAGCTGGACTTTACTGATGCCCGTTATATCTGCGAAAAGACCGGGATCTGGACCCGTGATGGCATTCTCTGGTTTTCGTCATCCGGTGAAGAGATTGAGCCACCTGACAGTGTGACCTTTCACATCTGGACAGCGTACAGCCCGTTCACCACCTGGGTGCAGATTGTCAAAGACTGGATGAAAACGAAAGGGGATACGGGAAAACGTAAAACCTTCGTAAACACCACGCTCGGTGAGACGTGGGAGGCGAAAATTGGCGAACGTCCGGATGCTGAAGTGATGGCAGAGCGGAAAGAGCATTATTCAGCGCCCGTTCCTGACCGTGTGGCTTACCTGACCGCCGGTATCGACTCCCAGCTGGACCGCTACGAAATGCGCGTATGGGGATGGGGGCCGGGTGAGGAAAGCTGGCTGATTGACCGGCAGATTATTATGGGCCGCCACGACGATGAACAGACGCTGCTGCGTGTGGATGAGGCCATCAATAAAACCTATACCCGCCGGAATGGTGCAGAAATGTCGATATCCCGTATCTGCTGGGATACTGGCGGGATTGACCCGACCATTGTGTATGAACGCTCGAAAAAACATGGGCTGTTCCGGGTGATCCCCATTAAAGGGGCATCCGTCTACGGAAAGCCGGTGGCCAGCATGCCACGTAAACGAAACAAAAACGGGGTTTACCTTACCGAAATCGGTACGGATACCGCGAAAGAGCAGATTTATAACCGCTTCACACTGACGCCGGAAGGGGATGAACCGCTTCCCGGTGCCGTTCACTTCCCGAATAACCCGGATATTTTTGATCTGACCGAAGCGCAGCAGCTGACTGCTGAAGAGCAGGTCGAAAAATGGGTGGATGGCAGGAAAAAAATACTGTGGGACAGCAAAAAGCGACGCAATGAGGCGCTCGACTGCTTCGTTTATGCGCTGGCGGCGCTGCGCATCAGTATTTCCCGCTGGCAGCTGGATCTCAGTGCACTGCTGGCGAGCCTGCAGGAAGAGGATGGTGCAGCAACCAACAAGAAAACACTGGCAGATTACGCCCGTGCCTTATCCGGAGAGGATGAATGACGCGACAGGAAGAACTTGCCGCTGCCCGTGCGGCACTGCATGACCTGATGACAGGTAAACGGGTGGCAACGGTACAGAAAGACGGACGGAGAGTGGAGTTTACGGCCACTTCCGTGTCTGACCTGAAAAAATACATTGCGGAGCTGGAAGTGCAGACCGGCATGACACAGCGACGCAGGGGACCTGCAGGATTTTATGTATGAAAACGTCCACCATTCCCACCCTTCTGGGGCCGGACGGCATGACATCGCTGCGTGAATATGCCGGTTATCACGGCGGTGGCAGCGGATTTGGTGGGCAGTTGCGGGCGTGGAACCCACCGGGTGAAAGTGTGGATGCAGCCCTGCTGCCCAACTTTACCCGTGGCAATGCCCGCGCAGACGATCTGGTACGCAATAACGGCTATGCCGCCAACGCCATCCAGTTGCATCAGGATCATATCGTCGGGTCTTTTTTCCGGCTCAGTCATCGCCCAAGCTGGCGCTATCTGGGCATCGGGGAGGAAGAAGCCCGTGCCTTTTCCCGCGAGGTTGAAGCGGCATGGAAAGAGTTTGCCGAGGATGACTGCTGCTGCATTGACGTTGAGCGAAAACGCACGTTTACCATGATGATTCGGGAAGGTGTGGCCATGCACGCCTTTAACGGTGAACTGTTCGTTCAGGCCACCTGGGATACCAGTCCGTCGCGGCTTTTCCGGACACAGTTCCGGATGGTAAGCCCGAAGCGCATCAGCAACCCGAACAATACCGGCGACAGCCGGAACTGCCGTGCCGGTGTGCAGATTAATGACAGCGGTGCGGCGCTGGGATATTACGTCAGCGAGGACGGCTATCCTGGCTGGATGCCGCAGAAATGGACATGGATACCCCGTGAGTTACCCGGCGGGCGCGCCTCGTTCATTCACGTTTTTGAACCCGTGGAGGACGGGCAGACCCGCGGTGCAAATGTGTTTTACAGCGTGATGGAGCAGATGAAGATGCTCGACACGCTGCAGAACACGCAGCTGCAGAGCGCCATTGTGAAGGCGATGTATGCCGCCACCATTGAGAGTGAGCTGGATACGCAGTCAGCGATGGATTTTATTCTGGGCGCGAACAGTCAGGAGCAGCGGGAAAGGCTGACCGGCTGGATTGGTGAAATTGCCGCGTATTACGCCGCAGCACCGGTCCGTCTGGGAGGCGCAAAAGTGCCGCACCTGATGCCGGGGGACTCACTGAACCTGCAGACGGCTCAGGACACGGATAACGGCTACTCCGTGTTTGAGCAGTCACTGTTGCGGTATATCGCTGCCGGGCTGGGTGTCTCGTATGAGCAGCTTTCCCGGAATTACGCCCAGATGAGCTACTCCACGGCACGGGCCAGTGCGAACGAGTCGTGGGCGTACTTTATGGGGCGGCGAAAATTCGTCGCATCCCGTCAGGCGAGCCAGATGTTTCTGTGCTGGCTGGAAGAGGCCATCGTTCGCCGCGTGGTGACGTTACCTTCAAAAGCGCGTTTCAGTTTTCAGGAAGCCCGCAGTGCCTGGGGGAACTGCGACTGGATAGGCTCCGGTCGTATGGCCATCGATGGTCTGAAAGAAGTTCAGGAAGCGGTGATGCTGATAGAAGCCGGGCTGAGTACCTACGAAAAAGAGTGTGCAAAACGCGGCGATGACTATCAGGAAATTTTTGCCCAGCAGGTCCGTGAAACGATGGAGCGTCGTGCAGCCGGTCTTAAACCACCCGCCTGGGCGGCTGCGGCATTTGAATCCGGGCTGCGACAATCAACAGAGGAGGAGAAGAGTGACAGCAGAGCTGCGTAATCTCCCGCATATTGCCAGCATGGCCTTTAATGAGCCGCTGATGCTTGAACCCGCCTATGCGCGGGTTTTCTTTTGTGCGCTTGCAGGCCAGCTTGGGATCAGCCGCCTGACGGATGCGGTGTCCGGCGACAGCCTGACTGCCCAGGAGGCACTCGCGACGCTGGCATTATCCGGTGATGATGACGGACCACGACAGGCCCGCAGTTATCAGGTCATGAACGGCATCGCCGTGCTGCCGGTGTCCGGTACGCTGGTCAGCCGGACGCGGGCGCTGCAGCCGTATTCGGGAATGACCGGTTACAACGGCATTATCGCTCGTCTGCAACAGGCTGCCAGCGATCCGATGGTGGACGGCATTCTGCTCGATATGGACACACCGGGCGGGATGGTGGCGGGAGCATTTGACTGTGCTGACATCATCGCCCGTGTGCGTGACATAAAGCCGGTATGGGCGCTGGCCAACGACATGAACTGCAGTGCAGGTCAGCTGCTTGCCAGCGCCGCCTCCCGGCGTCTGGTCACGCAGACCGCCCGGACAGGCTCCATCGGCGTCATGATGGCTCACAGTAATTACGGCGCTGCGCTGGAGAAACAGGGCGTGGAAATCACGCTGATTTACAGCGGCAGCCATAAGGTGGATGGCAACCCCTACAGCCATCTACCGGGTGATGTCCGGGAGACACTGCAGTCCCGGATGGATGCAACCCGCCGGATGTTTGCGCAGAAGGTGTCGGCATATACCGGCCTGTCCGTGCAGGCTGTGCTGGATACCGAGGCTGCAGTGTACAGCGGTCAGGAGGCCATTGATGCCGGACTGGCTGATGAACTTGTCAACAGCACCGATGCGATCACCGTTATGCGTGATGCACTGGATGCACGTAAATCCCGTCTCTCAGGAGGGCGAATGACCAAAGAGACTCAATCAACAACTGTTTCAGCCACTGCTTCGCAGGCTGACGTTACTGACGTGGTGCAAGCGACGGAGGGCGAAAACGCCAGCGCGGCGCAGCCGGACGTGAACGCGCAGATCACTGCAGCGGTTGCGGCAGAAAACAGCCGCATTATGGGGATCCTCAACTGTGAGGAGGCTCACGGACGCGAAGAACAGGCGCGCGTTCTGGCAGAAACCCCCGGTATGACCGTGGAAACGGCCCGCCGCATTCTGGCCGCAGCACCACAGAGTGCACAGGCGCGCAGTGACACTGCGCTGGATCGTCTGATGCAGGGTGCACCGGCACCGCTGGCTGCAGGTAACCCGGCATCTGATGCCGTTAACGATTTGCTGAACACACCAGTGTAAGGGATGTTTATGACGAGCAAAGAAACCTTTACCCATTACCAGCCGCTGGGCAACAGTGACCCGGCTCATACCGCAACCGCGCCAGGCGGATTGAGTGCGAAAGCGCCTGTAATGACCCCGCTGATGCTGGACACCTCCACCCGTAAGCTGGTTGCGTGGGATGGCACCACCGACGGTGCTGCCGTTGGCATTCTTGCTGTTGCTGCTGACCAGACCAGCACCACGCTGACGTTCTACAAGTCCGGCACGTTCCGTTATGAGGATGTGCTCTGGCCGGAGGCTGCCAGCGACGAGACGAAAAAACGGACCGCGTTTGCCGGAACGGCAATCAGCATCGTTTAACCTTACCCTTCATCACTAAAGGCCGCCTGTGCGGCTTTTTTTACGGGATTTTTTTATGTCGATGTACACAACCGCCCAGCTGCTGGCGGCAAATGAGCAGAAATTTAAGTTTGATCCGCTGTTTCTGCGTCTCTTTTTCCGTGAGAGCTATCCCTTCACCACGGAGAAAGTCTATCTCTCACAAATTCCGGGGCTGGTAAACATGGCGCTGTACGTTTCGCCGATTGTTTCCGGTGAGGTTATCCGCTCCCGTGGCGGCTCCACCTCTGAATTTACGCCGGGATATGTCAAGCCGAAGCATGAGGTGAATCCGCAGATGACCCTGCGTCGCCTGCCGGATGAAGATCCGCAGAATCTGGCGGACCCGGCTTACCGCCGCCGTCGCATCATCATGCAGAACATGCGTGACGAAGAGCTGGCCATTGCTCAGGTCGAAGAGATGCAGGCAGTTTCTGCCGTGCTTAAGGGCAAATACACCATGACCGGTGAAGCCTTCGATCCGGTTGAGGTGGATATGGGCCGCAGTGAGGAGAATAACATCACGCAGTCCGGCGGCACGGAGTGGAGCAAGCGTGACAAGTCCACGTATGACCCGACCGACGATATCGAAGCCTACGCGCTGAACGCCAGCGGTGTGGTGAATATCATCGTGTTCGATCCGAAAGGCTGGGCGCTGTTCCGTTCCTTCAAAGCCGTCAGGGAGAAGCTGGATACCCGTCGTGGCTCTCATTCCGAGCTGGAGACAGCGGTGAAAGACCTGGGTAAAGCGGTGTCCTATAAGGGGATGTATGGCGATGTGGCCATCGTCGTGTATTCCGGACAGTACGTGGAAAACGGCGTCAAAAAGAACTTCCTGCCGGACAACACGATGGTGCTGGGTAACACTCATGCACGCGGTCTGCGCACCTATGGCTGTATTCAGGATGCGGATGCATTGAGTGAGGGTATTAATGCGTCTCCCCGTTATCCGAAAAACTGGAAGACATCCGGCGATCCGGCGCGAGAGTTCACCATGATTCAGTCAGCACCGCTGATGCTGCTGGCTGATCCTGATGAGTTCGTGGCCGTTCAACTGGCGTAATCATGGCCCTTCGGGGCCATTTTCTCTCTGTGGAGGAGTCCATGACGAAAGATGAACTGATTGCCCGTCTCCGCTCGCTGGGTGAACAACTGAACCGTGATGTCAGCCTGACGGGGACGAAAGAAGAACTGGCGCTCCGTGTGGCAGAGCTGGAAGAGGAGCTTGATGACACGGATGAAACTGCCGGTCAGGACACCCCTCTCAGCCGGGAAAATGTGCTGACCGGACATGAAAATGAGGTGGGATCAGCGCAGCCGGATACCGTGATTCTGGATACGTCTGAACTGGTCACGGTCGTGGCACTGGTGACGCTGCATACTGATGCACTTCACGCCACGCGGGATGAACCTGTGGCATTTGTGCTGCCGGGAACGGCGTTTCGTGTCTCTGCCGGTGTGTCAGCTGAAATGACAGCGCGCGGCCTGGCCAGAATGCAATAACGGGAGGCGCTGTGGCTGATTTCGATAACCTGTTCGATGCTGCCATTGCCCGCGCCGATGAAACGATACGCGGGTACATGGGAACGTCAGCCACCATGACATCCGGTGAGCAGTCCGGTGCTGTGATACGTGGTGTTTTTGATGACCCTGAAAATATCAGCTATGCCGGACAGGGCGTGCGCGTTGAAGGCTCCAGCCCGTCCCTGTTTGTCCGGACTGATGAGGTGCGGCAGCTGCGGCGTGGAGACACGCTGACCATCGGTGAGGAAAATTTCTGGGTAGATCGGGTTTCGCCGGATGATGGCGGAAGTTGTCATCTCTGGCTTGGACGGGGCGTACCGCCTGCCGTTAACCGTCGCCGCTGAAAGGGGGATGTATGGCCATAAAAGGTCTTGAGCAGGCCGTTGAAAACCTCAGCCGTATCAGCAAAACGGCGGTGCCCGGTGCCGCCGCAATGGCCATTAACCGCGTTGCTTCATCCGCGATATCGCAGTCTGCGTCACAGGTTGCCCGTGAGACAAAGGTACGCCGGAAACTGGTAAAGGAAAGGGCCAGGCTGAAAAGGGCCACGGTCAAAAATCCGCAGGCCAGAATCAAAGTTAACCGGGGGGATTTGCCCGTAATCAGGCTGGGTAATGCGCGGGTTGTCCTGTCCCGCCGCAGGCGTCGTAAAAAGGGGCAGCGTTCATCCCTGAAAGGTGGCGGCAGCGTGCTTGTGGTGGGTAACCGTCGTATTCCCGGCGCGTTTATTCAGCAACTGAAAAACGGCCGGTGGCATGTTATGCAGCGTGTGGCCGGGAAAAACCGTTACCCCATTGATGTGGTGAAAATCCCGATGGCGGTACCGCTGACCACGGCGTTTAAACAAAATATTGAACGGATACGGCGTGAACGTCTTCCGAAAGAGCTGGGCTATGCGCTGCAGCATCAACTGAGAATGGTAATAAAGCGATGAAACATACTGAACTCCGTGCAGCCGTACTGGATGCACTGGAGAAGCATGACACCGGGGCGACGCTTTTTGATGGTCGCCCCGCTGTTTTTGATGAGGAAGATTTTCCGGCAATTGCCGTTTATCTCACCGGCGCTGAATACACGGGCGAAGAGCTGGACAGCGATACCTGGCAGGCGGAGCTGCATATTGAAGTTTTCCTGCCTGCTCAGGTGCCGGATTCAGAGCTGGATGCGTGGATGGAGTCCCGGATTTATCCGGTGATGAGCGATATCCCGGCACTGTCAGATTTGATCACCAGTATGGTGGCCAGCGGCTATGACTACCGGCGCGACGATGATGCGGGCCTGTGGAGTTCAGCCGATCTGACTTATGTCATTACCTATGAAATGTGAGGACGCTATGCCTGTACCAAATCCTGTAATGCCGGTGAAAGGTGCCGGGACCACCCTGTGGGTTTATAAGGGAAGCGGTGACCCTTATGCGAATCCGCTTTCAGACGTTGACTGGTCGCGTCTGGCAAAAGTTAAAGACCTGACGCCCGGCGAACTGACCGCTGAGTCCTATGACGACAGCTATCTCGATGATGAAGATGCAGACTGGACTGCGACCGGGCAGGGGCAGAAATCTGCCGGAGATACCAGCTTCACGCTGGCGTGGATGCCCGGAGAGCAGGGGCAGCAGGCGCTGCTGGCGTGGTTTAATGAAGGTGATACCCGTGCCTATAAAATCCGCTTCCCGAACGGCACGGTCGATGTGTTCCGTGGCTGGGTCAGCAGTATCGGTAAGGCGGTGACGGCGAAGGAAGTGATTACCCGCACGGTGAAGGTCACCAATGTGGGACGTCCGTCGATGGCAGAAGATCGCAGCACGGTGACGGCGACAACCGGCATGACCGTGACGCCTGCCAGCACCTCGGTGGTGAAAGGGCAGAGCACCACGCTGACCGTGGCATTCCAGCCGGAAGGCGCAACCGACAAGAGCTTCCGTGCGGTGTCTGCGGATAAAACAAAAGCCACCGTGTCGGTCAGTGGTATGACCATCACCGTGAAAGGTGTTGCTGCAGGCAAGGTCAACATTCCGGTCGTATCCGGTAATGGTGAACTTGCTGCGGTTGCAGAAATCACCGTCACCGCCAGTTAATCCGGGGAGTCAGAGATGTTCCTGAAAACCGAATCATTTGAACATAACGGTGTGACCGTCACGCTTTCTGAACTGTCAGCCCTGCAGCGTATTGAGCATCTTGCCTGGTTGAAAGAGCAGGAAAAAAAGGCTGAATCCAGTGGCAACCTGCAGGTGTCTGTAGAGGAGCTTATCAGAGGCGGGGCGTTTCTGGTGGCGATGTCTCTGTGGCATAACCATCCACAGAAGACAAAGCTGCCGTCCATGAATGAAGCCATTACGCAGATTGAGCAGGAAGTGCTTACCACCTGGCCCACGGAGGCAATTGCTCAGGCTGAAAACGTGGTGTTACGTCTGTCCGGAATGTCTGAGTTTGTGGTGAATAATGCCCCTGAACAGACAGAGGACGCCGGGCCTGCAGAGCCTGTTTCTGCGGGAAAGTTTTCGACGGTGAGCTGAGTTTTGCCCTGAAACTGGCGCGTGAGATGGGGCGACCCGACTGGCGTGCCATGCTTGCCGGGATGTCATCCACGGAGTATGCCGACTGGCACCGCTTTTACAGTACCCATTATTTTCATGATGTTCTGCTGGATATGCACTTTTCCGGGCTGACGTACACCGTGCTCAGCCTGTTTTTCAGCGATCCGGATATGCATCCGCTGGATTTCAGTTTGCTGAACCGGCGTGAGGCTGACGAAGAGCCTGAAGATGATGTGCTGATGCAGAAAGCGGCAGGGCTTGCCGGAGGTGTCCGCTTTGGCCCGGACGGGAATGAAGTTATCCCTACTTCCCCGGATGTGGCGGACATGACGGAGGATGACGTAATGCTGATGACAGTATCAGAAGGGATCGCAGGAGGAGTCCGGTATGGCTGAACCGGTAGGCGATCTGGTCGTTGATTTGAGTCTGGATGCGGCCAGATTTGACGAGCAGATGGCCAGAGTCAGGCGTCATTTTTCCGGTACGGAAACTGATGCGAAAAAAACAGCGGCAGTCGTTGAACAGTCGATGAACCGGCAGGCGCTGGCTGCACAGAAAGCGGGAATTTCCGTCGGGCAGTATAAAGCCGCCATGCGTATGCTGCCTGCGCAGTTCACCGACGTGGCCACGCAGCTTGCAGGCGGGCAAAGTCCGTGGCTGATCCTGCTGCAACAGGGGGGTCAGGTGAAGGACTCCTTCGGCGGGATGATCCCCATGTTCCGGGGGCTTGCCGGTGCGATCACCCTGCCGATGGTGGGGGCCACCTCGCTGGCGGTGGCGACCGGTGCGCTGGCGTATGCCTGGTATCAGGGCAACTCAACCCTGTCCGATTTCAACAAAACGCTGGTCCTTTCCGGCAATCAGGCGGGACTGACGGCAGATCGTATGCTGGTCCTGTCCAGAGCCGGGCAGGCGGCAGGGCTGACGTTTAACCAGACCAGCGAGTCACTGACGGCGCTGGTGAATGCCGGTGTGCGTGGTGGTGAGCAGTTTGAGGCGATCAGCCAGAGTGTGGCGCGTTTCTCCTCTGCATCCGGCGTGGAGGTGGACAAGGTCGCTGAAGCCTTCGGGAAGCTGACCACAGACCCGACGTCGGGACTGACAGCGATGGCACGTCAGTTCCATAACGTGACGGCGGAGCAGATTGCGTATGTTGCTCAGTTGCAGCGTTCCGGAGATGAAGCCGGGGCATTGCAGGCGGCGAACGAGGCCGCAACGAAAGGGTTTGATGACCAGACCCGCCGCCTGAAAGAGAACATGGGCACGCTGGAGACCTGGGCAGACAGGACAGCACGGGCATTCAAATCCATGTGGGATTCGGTGCTGGATATTGGTCGCCCGGACACTGCCCAGGGAATGCTGGAGAAAGCAGAAAAGGCTTTTGATGAGGCGGACAAAAAATGGCAGTGGTATCAGAGCCGGAGCCACCGGCGCGGTAAAACCTCAGCATTTCTTGCCAATCTCCGGGGAGCATGGGAGGACAGAGCGAATGCGCAACTTGGGCTTTCAGCCGCCACGTTGCAGGCCGATCTTGAAAAGGCCAGAGAGATGGCAGCAAAGGACTGGGTCGAGTCTGAGGCATCACGGCTGAAATATACCGAAGAGGCGCAGAAGGCTTACGAACGCCTGCAGACGCCGCTGGAGAAATATACCGCCCGTCAGGAAGAACTGAATAAGGCACTGAAAGACGGGAAAATCCTGCAGGCAGATTACAACACGCTGATGGCGGCAGCGAAAAAGGATTATGAAGCGACGCTGAAAAAGCCGAAGCAGTCCGGCGTGAAAGTGTCTGCAGGCGATCGCCAGGAAGACAGTGCTCATGCTGCCCTGCTGACGCTTCAGGCAGAACTCCGGACGCTGGAGAAGCATGCCGGAGCGAATGAGAAAATCAGCCAGCAGCGCCGGGATTTGTGGAAGGCGGAGAGTCAGTTCGCTGTACTGGAGGAGGCGGCACAACGTCGCCAGCTGTCCGCACAGGAGAAATCCCTGCTGGCGCATAAAGATGAGACGCTGGAGTACAAACGCCAGCTGGCTGCACTTGGCGACAAGGTTACGTATCAGGAGCGCCTGAACGCGCTGGCGCAGCAGGCGGATAAATTCGCACAGCAGCAACGGGCAAAACGGGCCGCCATTGATGCGAAAAGCCGGGGGCTGACTGACCGGCAGGCAGCGCGGGAAGCCACAGAACAGCGTCTGAAGGAACAGTATGGCGATAATCCGCTGGCGCTGAATAACGTCATGTCAGAGCAGAAAAAGACCTGGACGGCTGAAGACCAGCTTCGCGGGAGCTGGATGGCAGGCCTGAAGTCCGGCTGGAGTGAGTGGGAAGAGAGCGCCACGGACAGTATGTCGCAGGTTAAAAGTGCAGCCACGCAGACCTTTGATGGTATTGCGCAGAATATGGCGGCGATGCTGACCGGCAGTGAGCAGAACTGGCGCAGCTTCACCCGTTCCGTGCTATCCATGATGACAGAAATTCTGCTTAAGCAGGCAATGGTGGGGATTGTCGGGAGTATCGGTAGCGCCATTGGCGGGGCTGTTGGTGGCGGCGCATCCGCATCAGGCGGTACAGCCATTCAGGCAGCTGCGGCGAAATTCCATTTTGCGACCGGAGGATTTACGGGAACCGGCGGCAAATATGAGCCAGCGGGGATTGTTCACCGTGGTGAATTTGTCTTCACGAAGGAGGCAACCAGCCGGATTGGCGTGGGGAATCTTTACCGGCTGATGCGCGGCTATGCCACCGGCGGTTATGTCGGTACACCGGGCAGCATGGCAGACAGCCGGTCGCAGGCGTCCGGGACGTTTGAGCAGAATAACCATGTGGTGATTAACAACGACGGCACGAACGGGCAGATAGGTCCGGCTGCTCTGAAGGCGGTGTATGACATGGCCCGCAAGGGTGCCCGTGATGAAATTCAGACACAGATGCGTGATGGTGGCCTGTTCTCCGGAGGTGGACGATGAAGACCTTCCGCTGGAAAGTGAAACCCGGTATGGATGTGGCTTCGGTCCCTTCTGTAAGAAAGGTGCGCTTTGGTGATGGCTATTCTCAGCGAGCGCCTGCCGGGCTGAATGCCAACCTGAAAACGTACAGCGTGACGCTTTCTGTCCCCCGTGAGGAGGCCACGGTACTGGAGTCGTTTCTGGAAGAGCACGGGGGCTGGAAATCCTTTCTGTGGACGCCGCCTTATGAGTGGCGGCAGATAAAGGTGACCTGCGCAAAATGGTCGTCGCGGGTCAGTATGTTGCGTGTTGAGTTCAGCGCAGAGTTTG